AGCGATGGCTAGGATGAACCCATCCAAGCCCTCGGTTGATTTACCGGTGTTTCTGTTCGAACTTCGAGACATCCCCGCTATGTGGCAACACACCGCAAAGCGGGCAGCTCGAATGCACAAGGCGTCTAATGGATGGCAGCAACCGCTGCCCCCAGGATACGTCTCCTCTGCACTCAAGCAGTGGGCACTAAATCCTAAGGAAGTTTCTAAAGACTTCCTTAATCTCAAGTTCGGATGGGGTCCTTTGCTATCGGACCTCATGGACATGACAGATTTAGGGCCATCTGTACAAAAGCGTATGCAGCAACTTGTTGGCCGCGAAACTTTGTACAGGAGATGCTCGAAACAGTCTACATCCGACATCTATACGGCTGCTGCTTCATACAATACTACTGGGACCATCACAGGTCCTGGTACATTGGTGAGCCAGCGAAACACCACTTCGTGGTATACGTCTAGATGGAGGAGTAACTTTTCACCACGTCAAGCCACCCTGGAGGACTACTCCCATCGAATAACCAGAGCTCTACTAGGACTCGAAGTATCGCTTTCCACCTTTTGGGAGGCGATGCCGTGGTCCTGGTTGACAGATTGGTTCATCGATGTTGGAAGCATTCTGAATGTTAACAGGAACGTCGCGGGCTACTCGCCTTCTTCGCTCTGTTTCATGCAGACTTCTTCTGTTGTAGAAACGATCACCCCGCTACCAACAAACAATTGGCAGGGGTGTCCCGTTGGTCCCGTCCGCTGGTCGCGGATCTCTAAGATAAGGACCCTTCCAGGCTATTCAAATCCATTCTCAGGAGTTCCAATACTATCTGAGGATCAACTGGTCACACTAGCGTCCCTGAAGGTTTCAAGGGGCTAGCTAGCCGTGGCTCTTTTGCAAGAGCGAATGCTCAGAAAGGTAGAATACAATGTCTTTTCCTGATCCACTGGTCGTGAATGTGAACGGGGTGGCCAAAAGCCTACCCCGCGTCGATTCCGGCCGGTATTCATCGGAATACCTCTTGATGGAGGCTACCGGCGAATATCGGGCTAAGATCCGTAATGAACGCTCGAAACCGGGCATCGACGGGCGCGCAAGCGACCGCCATGTCCTCTCGTTGAAGTATACGCTTTTCGCTACGGCTACAACGCTGCAGCAAGAGCGTATGTGCTCTGTGTCAATTACGCACAAAGCCTTCGACGATATCACTCTCGTTGACGACATCGCAGTCGGCACCGCTGCCCTTATTACTGTGGGCAATGTTGCTAAACTGGGTTCGTTCGAGAGCTGATTATTCGAGCTCTTCTCTGGATCTTATACCGTTGGTAAATCAGTGTATTCTCCATGAAACCATCCTCGTAAAATAAGGATGTGTTAGCATGAAAAAAGAAGGCACTTCCCTTTTAGGGATCTACAGCATGCTCGTGAGAGATGTTGAAGAGATTCTTGAATTGGAACCAATGGCACTCGAGGACGATCTTCGGACCGTCAGCCGCACTGTGTCATCACGGGGTTGGGAGGAACTATTTCTCCTCACCTTACCAGATGTCTGCAAGGATTTCGAATCCTATTTAGAAACTGGCGTATATAGTCAAACTGCGAAGGGTCCCCTTACTGCTCTCGCGAGCAATGGGTTCCCCAAGCTTTTTAACTCCCTATATGTGATGTGCACAGTGTCTCGGGTTGAAGACAGAGCTGAGCCTATCAGAATGCTGAGGCAGCTCCTTAAGGTGTTCAAAAAATACCAAAAGGACTGTCCACGCGCCAACTTAGAAAGGGCAATCGATGCCTTTCTCGAAATCGAGCGTGGCCTCCCTACTGCTTCTTGCAGCTGGGGGGACTCTAGCTTTCATCTCGGCAGGAGCTACCCTTGTCTTAACGACTTGGGCAACAGACTCCTACCAGATTCGGGCTCAGAACCAGCTGAACGTGATGAGGTCGCAATGGCCTTATCCTTCGTTCAATCAGTCGCTGACGACTTCTCGCGAGGTCTCAGCGCAAGCTGGTCTTCCTTCAAGCCAAAACACGGACCGGGCGCCGTCTCGGAGCAGTATGAGGGATCCAAATACGAATTCCCCAGCTGGCCCGAACGGTTAGAAGCGCGCTTCCCCTTTTGTGAATATGGGTGGGTTAACTACTCATATCACTTAGGGATGGAAGGATCGTTCAATCACACGATCGATCCTCCTTCGAAGTTGATCCCTGTACCGAAGACCTATAAAGCACCTAGGTTGATTGCATCTGAGCCTATCGCGGCTCAATACATTCAACAAGGTATAATGGCTTGGCTGAGAAAAGGTTTAACCAATTCTTGGCTTCGTCGCTCTATAGACTTCAGGTCTCAGGATCCATCAAAGGAGGCTGCGCTATCTGCCAGTGTCGACCGTCGCTACGCGACGATTGACCTATCCTCAGCTTCAGACAGGTTGTCATGTGCTGTGGTGGAGTGTATCTTCAGGAAGAATTTCCATCTTCTTGAGATGCTCAACGCCGCACGTACTCCGACAATTCTTGTCCGGGATGAGGTCCTTGTGCAGAAGAAGTTTGCTGCGCAAGGGGCTGCCTTTACCTTTCCTATTCAGACGTTTGTCTACGCATTAGTGTGCATAGGCGTCTTGAAATCGTACTTTCCTCATGCGAAGAACAGTACGTTGGCTAGGTATGTCCGGGTATTCGGGGATGATATGATAGTCCCCGCATACTCTTTTGATCGCACATGCAAGGTATTAGAGG